GATTTATCGAGCTTGGGAAGAAGATGCAGGCAAAACACAGGATGCCATGATTAAAGCAATCCTAAGAGCAGATGCAGAGTTTCAGAAAAAGACTGGTGGCTTGGTTTCTGGTGGAGTTAGGAAGGTTGCATAGTGGCTCAGTCCAATATTGATATTAAGATTATTGCGGAATTCATAGGCAAAAACGCATTCAAGCAAGCAGACACAGCGGCTACTAAACTAAATAAAACAGTTAAGACATTAGGCTCATCTTTTGGCTTAGCCTTTGGCGGAGCTGCATTAGGCTATGCCGTCAAGTCCACAATCAAGGACTTCGCAGATGCACAGCGCGAGACAGTCAATTTAACCAATACAGTTAAGAACCTTGGTCTTGCTTTTGATGCTCCACAGGTCACAGCTTATGTAGATCAAATTGGAAGATTGTACGGAGTTACGGGCGATCAAGCTGTGCCAGCAATGCAAGCACTTCTTTCTGCAACTGGCTCGGTGTCTAAGTCTACAGAGATTATGAACGCTGCTCTTAACCTTGCAGCTTCTCGTTCAGCAAAGGTTGGAGATGTCGCGCAAGACCTTGCTAATGCCTACATTGGAAACAGTAAGGGTCTTAATCAGTATCGTTTAGGTTTGACTAGGGCAGAATTATCTGCAATGACTTTCCAAGAAATTATGGATGTTATTGGCAAGCAGACTTTAGGCGCGGCAGATGAAGCAGCGAAAAGCCTTACAGGTCAATTAGCAATTCTTTCAGAAGTAACTAACCAAGCTAAAGAGCGCATTGGTGGCGGGCTTGTTGAAGCTTTAGGTGGCTTATCTGGCCCTAATGGAGCAGGTGGCGCAGCTAACAACATTGAGAACCTATCTATCAAAGTTACCAATGCAATTACAGGCTTCGGCTATCTAGTACAAGAAGTAAAGATCGCGCAACCAATTCTAGTTGGAGCAGGTATAGCTATTGGTCTTGCATGGGCTCCATGGTTCACAGCTCTTAGCGTTGCAGCGGTAGCGATCGGTGCTATTGGTAATAAGTTAAAAAACAGCGCACCAACGCCTACAAACACAGGACCGCTATTCTTTCCGGGGTCTGGCGATGGCGGTTATAAAGAGCGCGAAGCTGCTCGTAAAAAGGCAGAGAATGAAGCGATTGCTCGCAATAAGCAACTGGCTAAACTGATCAAGGATCAGGCTAAGTCTGCTATGGATGCTCTTAAAGCTAAGCGACTGCAAAACGCTATTGACAAGGCTAACCTTGCTCTAAACAAAGGCAGCGATGTCTTTGACCTTGACAAGATCCAGATTGCCGCAGCTCTTACTTCTCAGGCAGAGCAACTAGGCAAGGCTACCTCTAGCGCACAGGTCTTACAAATTGCCAACGATGTTGCACGCCTAAATGTCAAGAAGTCGATCCTTGCTCTGGAAGATGCTATTGCTTCTAAGGATGAAGCGGCTATCATCGCTGCAACTAATAAACTTAATGCAGACCTTAAAGTCCTTGGCGCATTAGGTATGCAGAATGTAAAGTTGCAAGACATCAAGTCTGTGCTTGACAGCCTACAACCTAAAGATCTTATTAATCTTAGCAACCTTACTGCTGCTATTGCTTTGTTACAACAATTATTGAGCATGCAAGCCAAGGTTGCTACTCCAACCACAACGGCTTCTGCAACTCAATCAATCTTGGCTAATTTTAAGGGAACTGCTGCAAGTGCGTTTGAGTCGCTAACACCATCACAAAAGGCAACTCTAGGCGGTTATGAGCCTTTTGTAGGTGCATCAATTCCTTCAACTGTCACAGACTTTGGTGGATCAGGCGTAGGCTTAGGCTCTAACGGCACAGGGCGTCAAGTGCCAGCAGGTGTGAACATTACTGTGAACACAGGCATCGGAGACCCTAACGCCATTGCAGAAGCCATTGATCAAGTCCTTACAGATGCAGCTACACGCGGCACATTGAGAGGCTACACAATCGCATGACATGGCTTCCAGAATGGCGAGTAACAGTAGGTGATGATGTCTATACGACTGTCACCTCTGTGTCGTTCGCATCTGGTCGCTTAGACATTGACAGACAATGCACAGCAGGTTACTGCCGAGTAGAAATCATCAATACTAACAATGCACCTTTTACCATCAATGTCACAGAGCCAATTACTTTAGAGCTTAAAAACTCTATTGGCACTTATGTGACTGTATTTGGTGGCGAGGTCTCAGACTTTAATATCGGTGTTCGTAGCCCAGAGGAAAGCGGCTACATCACAACAGGCACAATCTTAGGCATTGGCTCACTTGCTAAACTGGTTAAGGCTGTCTATAACACAGCCCTTTCAGAAGGCTTAGATGGCGCACAGATTTCAGCCATTCTTGGGGCAGCTCTTAACCTTAACTGGAATGAAGTCACACCTACTGTTACATGGGCAACATACCCAGCAACTACAACATGGGATGATGCCGAGTCCTACATTGGCACGATTGACACAGGCTTCTACACGATGATTGCTTTGGCTGCTAATGCTTCTGCCAAGTCTCAAACCCTTGCAGATCAGATTGCCAATAGCGCACTCGGGCAAATCCATGAGGAAAAGGACGGGAATGTCTCATATGACGATGCCGATCACCGATCTAACGACCTTGCAGCAAATGGCTACACTTTCCTTGACGGGGCATATGCAACACCTACCTCTATCAGCTCAACAACTCAAACTGCTCGCATCCGTAACAGCCTTATCTATCGCTACGCCACAGGATACGGAAGCACTTACAGTACCTCTAGCGCAGACTCAATAGCCTCTTACGGGCTGTTTGAGCGTTCATTCGACTCTAACATTAAGAACCTTGCAGACATCACGGATATCGCCACTAGAGAGCTTAATCTGCGAAGCGTACCTAAAGCCTCACTTGGTGCTATTACCTTTCGCCTAGATAACCCAGATATGCCTAGCGCAATGCTTGATGCTTTGATCGGGGTTTATTTCGGTCAGCCTATGCTAATCAGCAATCTACCTAGCAACTTGCTCGGTGGTACTTTTGATGGCTTTGTGGAGAATGTGGCACTTAGAGCCACCCCTAGTTTTACTGAAATTACTCTCTATATCTCAGCAACAGAATTCTCATTATCCACGACACAATGGGATACAGTCACGCCTAGCACAATCACATGGGCAACTACAAATGCTATACTAACTTGGAACAACGCGACAGGAGCATTAAACTAATGGCTACTAGCCCGATATATAACTGGCCAGAACCGGATAACACGGATCTCGTAAAAAATGGTGCGTTAGCCATTCGCACGCTTGGCAACGCTATTGATACCACAATGGCAACAATGACTCCAAAGTCACTTGTCGATGCTAAGGGCGATCTAATTGCAGCTAGTGCCAACGACACACCTGCACGCCTAGCAGTAGGCGCGAACGGCGAAACGCTCGTAGCAGATAGTTCCACTTCAACAGGCTTGCGCTATACGGCTGGAACAGTCCAAGGCAATCCAGTTATTAACTCAGCAATGCAAGTGTGGCAACGCGGAACTTCATTTTCACTTGCTGCATCAACGGGTACAACCTATCTTGCAGATAGATGGCAAACTTCGACAGGTACAAATCAAGCAATTACTGTTTCACGCCAAGTAACCAATGACACAACTAATTTACCAAACATACAGTATTGCTTGCGTTATCAACGCAATTCTGGGCAGACTGGTACGGGTGGACTTTATACTTTCAATGTGTTTGAAAGCGTTAATTCAATTCCTTATGCTGGCAAAACTGTTACTTATAGTTTCTATGCACGAGCAGGTGCAAACTATTCAGCATCATCAAGCCAGTTGAATACTTTTATAAACACAGGAACAGGAACAGACCAAGCCGCTTTTAGTTTTACAAATCCTGTTAGTGTTGCAAGTGTTAATTCTACTTTGACAACAACTTGGCAGCGCTTTACAGCAACAGGAACTATTCCAACAAATGCAACTCAAATGTCTTTTGTGGTTGTATTTACACCAACTGGTACTGCAAGCACAAATGATTACTATGAAATAACTGGCGTGCAAATTGACATCGGCAGCGTTGCATTACCTTTCAGAACCTACGCTGGAACAATCCAAGGAGAATTAGCCGCTTGTCAGCGTTATTACTACCGCGCAAGTGCAAACGCTAGCGAAAACTATACTTACTTTGGTTTTGGTGTTGCTTCATCTACTACAAATGTTAAAGCAATCGTCCAAGCTAAAGCATCTTTAAGAACTTATCCAACTGCGGTGGATTATGGTGGAACAATTATTCTTACCACAGGTGATGGGAGTAATTATACAGTAACAAGCATTACAGTAGATGCTTACAGTTCGCAGTTTCCTTCATTCAATTTTGTTGTTTCTAGTGGCTTAACGGCTGCTCGACCTTATAATGTCAGAGCAGAGGCATCTTCCACTGCTTACATCGGATACAGTGCGGAGTTATAAAATGGATAATGTTACTTTTATCGAAATTGAAGGCAAAGAACACGCCATCATTGACCGAGGCAACGGAGAATACACTTCAATGCCTAAGACAGAATACGACCGCCAACAAGCGGAACAATCCACACCGAGTGTGATTGATGAAGCCAAGGCTAAGTAAGGCTGCTGCACAGTTAAGGGAACAAGTCGATGATTGCTTCCCAGATCGTGATAGGCGTAGCGATGGGACAACGGGCGATCCAAGACATGCTGCTCGTAAGTCGGATCATAATCCAGATGAACAAGGCTGGGTACGGGCTTGGGACTGCGATGCTGATCTGTTCAAAGGTGGAAAACCCGCTGTCATGCCAGACCTTGTTGATCAGATTCGACTCTTATGCAAGTCTCGTACTGAAAAAAGAATTGCCTACATTATTTATGACGGCAGAATCTGCTCCAGTATCCTTAACTGGAAGTGGCGTAAGTACACAGGGGCTAACAAGCATAAAACGCACGCTCATTTTAGCTTTAAAAAAGAGGCTGACAATGACGGGTCTTTTTTTCAAATACCTATGTTAGGCGGAGAATAATTAAGAACATGAAAAACCCTATCTACCTTGCAGCAGGTGCATTTTTAGCTGCATGGGCATCATCTAACTTTGAGCTTGACTACCGCGCAGTATTGTGGGCAGTCCTATCTGGCGTCTTCGGGTATGCCACACCTAAAAAGTAATGAACGCGCAAGACACAGCAGCACTTGCTGTTGCTGTTACGACAGTTATTGGTTCTTTTATTGGCTCGGTCAGATGGCTAGTAAAGCATTACCTAAACGAGCTAAAGCCAAATAGCGGCTCGTCTATGCGTGATGAAATTTCAGAGCTTAGAGGGCGTGTCGATACAATCATTCGTATCTTAGAGAGGTAACAATTATCTCATGGCAAGAAAAGCAACTAAGGCATTAGAGGAACAAGGCTACTCAAAGTTAGATGCTTACTGCATCGGGCTTTTTGAATACTTCTGTTCTCTTAAGCGTGCAGGCTTTGCAGAAGATGTTGCCATGTTCATGATTACAGAGCCACAGGCTTACCCGCATTGGATATTGCCTGATCCTATATTGCCAGAGAAGTTCGGCGATTATGAAGACGATGAGGATGACGATTAAGCGAATAGTGATCGTGTCCGATCTTCAGGTCCCGTACCAAGATCGGATAGCCACACGTAACCTTGCTAGTTTTATCAAGAAGTTTAAGCCTGATCAAGTAGTCACTATCGGTGATGAGATTGACCTACCACAGATAAGCAAGTGGGAAGAAGGGCGGATGGGCAGTTATGCTCAAACGCTAGATGATGATCGCAATCAAGCTGTGGACTTGCTCTGGGAGTTAGGCGTAACAGATTGCATCCGTAGCAATCACACAGATCGCCTGTATAACATCATCATGGCTAAAGTGCCAGCGTTTGGTGCATTACCAGAGCTGCGTTTCGAGAAGTTTATGCGCTTTGATGAATTAGGTATCACCTTCCATAAAAACCCAATGCCTA